TCAGTCTGAGCAGCAACGACTTTCTCAAGTGGCCCAGTATGAACAGCAGCGTGCCATGGAAGCCCAATTTGCTAGCCAGCAAGAAGCTCTCTTGGCCGCTTTGCCCGAATGGAAAGATTCCAAGAGGGCAAAGGCCGAAAAGGCGCTGGTGATTGAGTCTGCAAAGGCAGCAGGCTTTTCCGATGAAGACTTGAAGAGCGTTTACGACCACCGACTGGTTTTACTGTTGCGTAAAGCAGCACTGTTTGACCAAATGGTAAGTAAGCGCCAAGGCATTAAGCCTGTGGTGAACAATGGCCCACGAACAGCCAAGCCTGGAGCAGCTGGTCGGGTTTCGACAACAACTGAGAGTGTGCGAGCAAAGCAGCGTCTTGCAAAAACTGGTCGCATCGATGATGCGGCTTCTGCAATTGAACTTTTATTGAAATGAGGAAATTATGGCTATCGTAAGTAACACATTCCTGACTTACTCCGCAAAGGGTATTCGGGAAGATTTGAGCAATGTGATCACAAACATTGCGCCTTAACTTGAGGGCCGTTGCAGAGTAATTTGCAATTGACACTAGGAGAATTGCTGGGAACCCCTAACGGATAGGCAGCCGAGGGCAATCAGCAGCCGAGCCTCGAAAGAGGAAGGTTCAACGACTAGATCGAAAGATCGTAGGACTAAGTGGTCCGAAGCACCTAGCCCCACGAAAGTGGGTGAAGATATAGTCTGATCTGCATGGAAACATGCAGTCCCGAAAGGGAGGCAAGGTTTAACGAGCTTTGTCCAACATAGATGGAAGAAACGCCTTACATGAGCAACATTGGCCGTGAAAACGTGTCCAATAGTTTGTATGAGTGGCAGACTGATACATTGGCCGCAGCTGCTGCCAATGCGCAGCTTGAGGGTGATGATGTTGCATCGTTTGACGCTGTGACAGCTACTGTGCGTTTGCAAAACTACGCACAGATTTCACGCAAGACAATCATCTTGTCAGCAACTGAAGAAGTTGTGAACAAGGCTGGTCGTCGCAGTGAATTGGCTTATCAGATCGCCAAGCGTGGCGCTGAGATGAAGCGCGATCAAGAATTCTCCATGCTTAATGGCGCTATCGCTGTGGCTGGTGATTCGACCACTGCCCGTGCTACGGCCTCTTTGGGCGCGTTTGTTAAAACAAACACCGACAAGCAGACCAATGGTGTTGATCCATCTTACACAACGCTGCCAAACAGCGCCCGTACAGATGGCAACGTGCGCACATTCACTGAAACCATTCTCAAGAATGTGATTCAGAAAGTGTGGACAGCTGGTGGTACACCTAAGATTTTGATGTGCGGTCCTGTTAACAAACAGCGCGTGTCAGGATTCTCTGGTATTGCCTCAAGCCGTTTCAACATTGATGGCGGTGCAAAGCCTGCCACATTGGTTGGTGCAGTTGACATTTATGTCTCTGACTTTGGCAATGTGCAAGTGATTGCAAACCGCTTCCAGCGTGAGCGCGATGCATGGGTGATCGATCCTGACTATGCCAAGATGACTATGCTGCGCCCTTACAGCCAAGTCGAATTGGCCAAGACTGGCGATGCTGAAAAGCGTATGCTGATCGTGGAATGGGGTCACAAAGTGACGGCTGAAAATGCCCATGGTCTGGCAGCAGACTTGGTTACTTCTTAATCGAAGGTAAACGGAAAGGGCCAGGGAAACTTGGCCCTTTTTTTAAGATGATTCACAAAAGACTATTTAGCGAAAACAAAGATCAAGGCATCAAACGCATCTGGCATGAAAACCCAGAAACTGGCGATGTGACGATCCAAACAGAACAAGATGTCACAGCGGTGATTGAGGCCAACAAGGCCATCTATAACGCCCAAGATGAGAAAGCCAACTGGAAAGGCGAATGGCACTTGGTAGCATCCATCCCCGAATCCCTTTATTACAAGATGAAGGCCGAGGGAAAGATCGATGACCAGGAGTACATGAAACGCTGGCTCAACAACTCCGACAATCAATTTTTTAGAACTCGCCCTGGGAAAGTGTAATGCCAAGACCGCGCATACCAATTAGCAAAAAAATTGAAACTAATTCAATTCGTATTCCAGAGTCCGGATGCTGGATTTGGATGTCAACCATCCATGAAAGTGGATATGGTCGAGTTTGCTTAGGTAAAAAACCATTTCTTGCTCATCGAGCCTCTTATGAGGAAAAGTACGGGAAAATCCCGAATGGGTTAATGGCTTTGCATTCTTGCGATGTTAAATCTTGCGTAAATCCCGACCATATTTTTGTCGGGACACAACAAGACAACATGAATGACAAGGTGCGTAAAAATAGACAAGCCAAAGGCATCAGCCATGGCAACGCAAAATTAACAGAAGATCAAGCGCGTGAAATTAAATTTAGCTCTGAAACATCTATAAAGTTGGCTGCTAAATTTAATTACTCCGCATCAATGATTCGTGAAATTAAAAATGGCAATTTATGGAAACACTTGGAAAATAAAGTATGAATTACATTGCAGTTTGCACCCCTGCCCGTGACCAGGTACATACAAATTACACCTACTGTATGGTAAATTTAGTCGCGTATCACACACTCAACACGACAGACGCAATCAGTTTAAAATTGATGCAAGGCACGATTATCCAAAACCAAAGGGCTGACCTTTGCTTGGATGCCATGGCCGAGGGCTGCACACACATTCTTTTCATTGACTCGGACATGACGTTTCCACAGGACATGGTCCAGCGGCTCTTGAAGCACGACAAAGAGATTGTGGCTGCCAACTGTGCCAGGCGCAGAATGCCCACTGGCCCAACTGCCCAGAACTATGACGAGAACGGCAAGCGCCAATCGGTCTACACCATGCCAGAATCGACTGGATTGGAAGAGGTGGGAAGCATTGGAACGGGCATAATGCTCATTAAGCGCGAGGTGTTTGAGGGCATGAGTGAGCCATGGTTTGATATGCCATGGCAGACCACCAGAGGCTACATGGGTGAGGATGTGTTCTTTTGTAAGAAAGCTCAAGAGCTGGGTTACAAAGTCTACATCGACCATGACGTTTCAAAGGAAATTGGCCACATTGGCACATTTGAGTTTCGCCATGAACACACTTGGATTGTGAAAGAAGAGATGGAAAAAGAGGCCCAATAATGGCACTGACTACATACGCGGAACTGAAGACATCTATTGGTGACTGGCTTAATCGGTCGGACCTAACCACGGCCATTCCAGACTTTATCTCTCTGGCCGAAGCGCAAATTGAAAGAACACTGCGCACCAGGCAGATGATCGTCAGGGCCAATGCGTCTTTTGACGCGCAGTATGGCGCTGTGCCAAGTGACTTTTTGGAGGTTAAATCCCTCAAACTCACAAGCACAAACCCCCAGACACCATTGTCATTTTTGAGCATTGATGCGCTTGACAATGAGATGACCAAGTACACGGCCAGCGGCAAGCCCAAATTCTTTGGTGTGGTCGGTGGCCAATTTAGAATTGTCCCGACACCAGACAGTAACTACACAACCGAGCTGACCTATTACGCAAAGTTGACAAAGTTATCAAGCAGTGTCTCAAGCAATTGGCTTTTGGCCTCAAGTCCCGACATTTATCTGTATGGTGCATTGCTCCAGGCTGCCCCATACTTGCAAGATGATGCGAGAATCCAGACATGGGCAACGCTGTATGAGCGAGCCTTAAATGACGCGCAAACTGCCGATGATCGCGGTGCATCTTCTGGTGGTGCATTGCTTACCCGTGCAAAGACTTTTGGATAAGGACTAGACCATGTCATCTTTCAGCGACTACACCGAAAACCTAGTTTTAAATTTTCTATTTACAACGAACACGGCCACGCGCCCCACTGCCTGGTATGTTGGCCTTTTCACGGCCGCCCCAAGCGACACGGGTGGCGGCACTGAGGTGTCTGGCAGCGGCTACGCACGGGTGGTCACTGGCACGATATCCGGCTCTGGCACGGCCACGACATTCACCAATGCAGCGGCCATCGAGTTTGCAGCTGCCAGCGGTGGAAACTGGGGATCAGTCGGCTGGGCTGGCATCTTTGATGCAAGCACATCCGGCAATCTATTAGCCTGGGCTCCACTCACCACAGCGCGCACCATCAATGATGGTGATGTCTTGCGCATTCCAGCCGCATCTTTGAGCATCACATTGGCTTGATATGGCAGCCTATGGATCGGGGAATTTTGGTGTTGGCCAATACTCTGATCCGAGGGTAGGCTACGGCTACGGCTCCTACGGCAAGGGCAACTACTCCAGAGGCACATTTGAGCCTCAAGTAATTATTTCAGACACAAGCACCATGGCGGTGGCTGGTGTTACTGTATCCAATACACAATTTGAGATTTTTGACCAGTCCACCATGGCGGTGGCTGCCATCAGGTATGTGTCTGCTGCCATAGCAATCACATCCACCAGCACAATGTCTGTGCAGGCCAATGAAATCTTTGATGGCGCGGTGGCCATTACCGGCACAAGCACCATGGCCGTGGCGGCCAATAGGCTCACAACTGCATCAGCCACAATCAGCGACACCAGCACCATGGCCGTGGCAGGGGTGCGCTATGCGGTGGGCGCAGCCGCCATCAGCGACACAAGCACCATGGCGGTGGCTGGTCTAAGATACGCCATTGGCGCGGCCACTATCACAGACACATCGACACTGACAGTGTCCACCAGCATCATTGGCAATTCTGGCTTTGCTGTGACTGGCACAAGCGCCATGGTGGTAAATGCGCAGCGCAGGCAGCCTGGTGCAATTGCATTCACAGAAACATCATCCATGGCGGTCAATGCAAGACTAAAATGGGAAGCAGAAAGTGACACGGCAGAATCTTGGGGTGCGATCTCTGATAATTCAGAAACTTGGACACCGATCTCTGACCAGTCAGAAACATGGAATGCAATTAGTGATTCAAGTGAAACTTGGACTGCAATTGCTGATAATAGTGAAACATGGCAAATTGCCGCATGAGGTGAAAAATGGCTGATACAACCACCACAAATCTATTACTGACTAAACCCGAAGTCGGTGCATCCACCGACAGCTGGGGAACGAAGATCAATTCTGACCTAGACAGCATTGACGCATTGTTTGATGCAGGCCCAGTGCTAAAGGTCACAAAAGGTGGTACTGGTGGTGCTACTGCATCAGCAGCCAGGACAGCACTTGGCTTGGCCATTGGCACTGATGTGCTGGCCTATGACTCCAACTTGCAGAGCTTTGTCACGGCATTCACATTGCCCACAGCTGACAGCACGGCCAATTTTGTCTTGAAGACAAACGGCTCTGGCACATTAGGTTTTGCAGCCCCAGCTGCTGGTGATGCTGTGCTTTCAGCAGATCAAACCTTTACAGGCACAAACACCTTTTCTGGCTCTAGCAGCAAAACTGCCATTGTTTTAACCGATGCGGCAGAGGTGGCGACAGTATCTGCAACTGCAGCAACTGGCACTATTGCTTACGACATTACCACTCAGTCTGTTTTGTATTACACAAGCAACGCAAGTGCCAACTGGACAGTTAACTTCAGAGGCTCTAGCGGTACATCATTGAATACTTTGATGAGTACAGGTCAATCAATGACTGTGGCTTTCTTGGTCACTCAAGGCTCTACGGCTTACTATAACTCTGCTGTGCAAGTTGATGGCACTACATCTGGTGTTACGACACGTTGGTTAGGTGGTGCGCCTACTGCGGGTAATGCAAGTGGAATTGATAGCTATCGCTATCTCATCATCAAGACAGGTAGTGCGACTTTTACAGTCTTGGCAAGCAACACACAATTTAAGGCTTAAACCATGCCATTACAAGCAACTTCTGGTGCGGCTAGTTACGATGCCTTTGGTGGTGGTGTTCCTGTTGTGGTTAACTACATAGAGGATGTGTTCAGTACGACACTTTACACAGGCACAGATGCGGCTGTAACCATCAACAACGGAATTGATTTGTCCACTAAAGGCGGAATGATTTGGTGGAAATCTAGGTCAAATGTTAGCTCAAATTTAGTGCAAGACACGGCAAGGGGCATCACTAAGGTTTTGCGAACAAATACAACTGATGCCGAAACCACAGAGACAGATTATGTAACTTCTCTAAGCACAACTGGCTTTTCTGTTGGGGCTAGTCTTTCTGTTTCTCCTAGAACGTATGCTACATGGACATTCCGCAAGCAACCAAAGTTTTTTGATATTGTGACTTATACGGGTGATGGCACTAATGGTCGAGCTATTTCACACAGTCTTGACTCAACGCCTGGCTTTATTATTGTTAAATCCACTAGCGATGCGGCTCAATGGGTATGTTGGAGTCGTGGTTTTAACAGCGGTAACGGCTACGGCTATTTAAATGACACAACAGCTTGGTTTACTAGTGGTGAAGATGTTTGGGGAAATGGAACATCATACATTGCACCCACATCAACAACCTTTACTGTTAAAGGTGGGAGTCTTTCAAATCTTTCTGGTAGAACATACGTAGCCTACCTATTCGCCCATGACGCAGGAGGCTTTGGCCTAACTGGTACAGACAATGTGATTTCGTGTGGGTCTTTTACTGGCGGCAGTCCAGCAACTGTTAATCTTGGTTATGAACCGCAGTGGCTACTTATTAAGTCTGCAACAAACGCAGATGATTGGTATATGTTTGACACTATGAGGGGTTGGACTGTTAACTTTTCAGGACTTAACTATTTAAGAGCAAATACATCGGCAGCCGAGGATATTGGAGGTAGCACAACTGGCTTAACAAGCACTGGCTTTCAATTTAATTATGGTTCTGGTCAAACATTCATCTACATAGCCATTCGCAGAGGCCCGATGAAAGTGCCTACGGATGCGACTAAGGTGTTTGCGCCTTTGACTAGAACTGGTACTGGTGCAACTGCTACTGTGACTGGTGTAGGGTTTGCACCTGATTTGGCTTGGATAAAAGACCGAGCTGCTAATTTTTCAACATCGTGGGACAGACTGCGAGGGGCAACACTTCTACTCAGGCAGACAGGGACTAGCGCAGAAGAAACATTTACAGATGCGCTAACTGGATTTGATGCCATGGATGGTGTTCGACTTGGGACAGACAATACTGCTCAATATATAAACGCAAACACTGCATCCTACATTAACTGGTTCTTCAAACGTGCCCCTAGCTTCTTTGATGAGGTTTGCTATACAGGGACGGGAAGTTTACGAACTTTGACTCATAACTTGGCAGCAGTGCCTGAGTTAATAATTGTCAAAAGAAGAAGTGCATCAAACAGTTGGTACGTATATAACAGCACTATTGGCGCAGCAAATGTTTTGGCGCTAAATTCAACAATAGAAAGCACCGCAGATAATGCGGCTTGGAATAGCACTTCTCCAACTAGCACCGTTTTTACTGTTAATACAGAAAGTGCAGTTAACTTTTCTGGCTCAACCTATGTTGCCTACCTATTTGCCACTTGTGCAGGTGTTTCCAAAGTAGGCACATACACAGGCAATGGCTCTAGCCAAACAATTAACTGTGGCTTTACTGGTGGGGCAAGATTTGTGCTTATCAAGCGCACAGACTCAACTGGTGATTGGATGGTGTCAGATTCAGCACGAGGGATTGTTTCTGGAAATGACCCCTACCTTGAATTAAATAATACAAATGCAGAAGTCACTGGCGAAGATTGGCTAGACACAGATAGCACAGGCTTTGTTGTTAACGAGGTGTCTGGCTCTAACGCCAATACCAATGGCGCAACCTACATATTTTTAGCAATTGCTTGAGGTAATTAAAATGCAAATCAGAACACAATCAGGACAAGTCATGTACGAAAGTGAATTTCGTGCATACACAAAAGCCAATGGTGGCCCATCATGGGACATAACAACAACTGAAGTCTTAGAGGCTTTGGGTGCTGATGTAGTCTTTGAAGGCCCACAAGCAACAGGTGGTAATGTTTACCAATACTCTCAAGCCTCTGGTGTTGAGCAGATTGATGGCAAGTGGTACACAAAACACATCCTTGGACCAGTGTTTACCGATACAGCTGCCACTGAGACAGAGCCAGCCAAGACTGCTGCCGAACATGAGGCTGCTTACAAAGCTGCCAAAGATGTCGAGCAAGCCAAATCTGTGCGCACCACACGCGACACCAAGCTGGCCGAATGCGACTGGCGCGTCATCAAGGCTGCTGAGACTGCAACAACATTGGATGCAGCCTGGGCAACTTATCGCCAGGCGCTGCGTGATGTAACTGCCCAGTCTGGATTCCCTTGGACCATCACATGGCCTGATGCGCCTTAATGAATCATGGATGCCGATGTTGACAAAAGGCTTGCCGT